TACAGAGGCATCTAGAGGCAGATGATAAATTGACACAGTTAGATCTTAAGATAAGATATTATGATGCAACTTTAAAATTCCTTGAGGAAATTATTAAGAACGTATCTAATAGAACATTCCAGATTAAAAATGCTATCGAATGGCATAAATTTCAATCTGGTTTTGGATAAATAGATTTTTAAACTGTAGAGCTTGGAATCGAACCAAGAAGACCCACCCCGTCAAAGCTGAGTCAGCAGGGAAACAACCTGCCGCGTTTACCTATTTCGCCACTCTACATTGAAGCCCTATGAAAGAGCACTCATTAGACGTTGCATTCCGATTCCACCTCCACTACGAGGGAAGAAATTAAAGGAGAGAAAGTCTTCAAGTTCTTTCTCTACTCTTTCCTTACCGAACAAGTCAATAATAAGTTGAGCATACTGTCCATCAGAGATGGTATAGAACGTGTCACGCATCTGTTCCTTATCAGTGGAACGTTCTGCACTACCAATGGTTTCCATACCACCGATGATAACATCAATCTTCTTACTGGTTCCATCAGCATTACGTGCCATGTTCCAGAAGGGTGATGTCCACTCAGGGAAGTCTGTGATCATACCAGTTCCTATGGATGATTCATGTTCATGATCCAATTCACGTACCTTGTATTGGTCTGCCCATTGGTCATAAGTTTTTATATCAAGTTTAGGTAATTTAAGATATTCGCATAATTCAATCTCCATTGCTTTGAGATCATATACATCTCCCTTCATTTCAAACTCAAACATGGGGAAGATGGTCTCATGTCTTCCTTCTACGGGGTTTGGCTCTGCCCTATACGACGTTGAGACACAAAAAAATCCTTCTTCTGAAGGATTGGAAAGGAGTTCATGTTCTAACCACATCTGACCTGTTTGTGGTAAGGGCCAGATATTACCGTTATAATTATAAGTGGCTACTGTTTCTGGATCTTCACAGGCAGCAAGGATACTTAAACGGTTTTGAGTATGGACTTCAAAAAAACCTTTAGCCAAAAAAAATGACCTCAATAGGTCAACAGTCTTGGTATATTTTTGGGGATCAATCAGAGCAGTCATTATTTACGAACAAAACTAATTTATTTAGTAAAGATAAATATTTGCAAATGAACATTATGTTATGTCCCATTTGGTTATATCAAAGAAGAATGAAGTGTATCTTCATGTTCAAGCAGAAATACATGTTTATTATGAATTAGCAGACCAGTTTACTTTCGAAGTTCCTGGTGCAAAATTTTCTCCTGCATATAGAAATAAACATTGGGATGGAAAAATAAGGTTATTTAATACACAGAAAGGAGAGGTATATGTTGGGTTATTAGATAAGATAATTCAATTTTGTAAAGATCATGAATATACTTATGAATTTGTAGATAGTAAGTATTATGGTCTTCCTTTTGAAGTCAATAAAATGATTTCAAAAGAGGGTGTAAAAGATTATATGAATGCTATTTGTAATTATAAACCTAGATCTTATCAAGTTGAGGGAGTATACGATGCTCTAAGACATAATAGAAAGCTGTTGATATCCCCAACTGCTTCGGGAAAATCTCTGATGATATATTCGATTGTTCGATATTACGTTGAGAAAGGGCAAAGTACTCTGATAGTTGTTCCGACGACTTCCCTAGTAGAGCAGATGTATAAAGATTTTGCAAACTACGGCTGGGACGTTGGTTCATATTGCCACAAGATATATGCTGGTAAGGAAAGGGAGACAGACTCTCAGGTAATCATAACAACTTGGCAGTCGATATACAAACTCCCACGTAAATATTTTGAAAGGTTCAATGTAGTAGTTGGTGACGAAGCCCATCAATTTAAATCAAAATCTCTTATATCTATAATGACTAAGTTGGCGGATGCTAAGTATCGTTACGGATTTACAGGAACACTTGATGGAACTCAAACTCATAAATGGGTTCTTGAGGGATTGTTTGGACCGTCCTATAAGATCATTAAAACTGACGAGTTAATGAAGAAAGGGCATTTGGCTAAACTGGATATCAACGTGCTTCTATTGAAACACTCACCGAATAAATTTGAAAATTTTGAGGAAGAGGTGCAGTATATTATTGGACACAATCGTAGAAATAACTTTATTAAAAATCTTGCTTTAGATTTAAAAGGTAATACTCTTATTTTATATGCAAGAGTAGAAGGGCATGGTTTACCTCTTTATGATTTAATAAATAATAATAACCACATTGAAAATCGTCATGTCTTTCTTGTTCATGGTGGAGTGGAAACCGAAGACCGAGAGAAAGTTCGAGAAATCACTGAGCAAGAGAATAATGCTATTATCGTTGCCTCTTACGGAACCTTTTCTACCGGAATTAATATCAAAAATCTACACAATGTAATATTTGCATCACCTTCTAAATCTAGAATACGAAATCTTCAATCAATCGGTAGAGTTCTTAGAAAAGGAGAACGTAAAACAAGAGCAACTTTATATGATATTGCTGATGATATTAGTTATAGATCACGGAGGAATTATACACTTAATCATCTTATAGAAAGAATTAAAGTATATAATGAAGAAAAATTTAACTATGATATAGTAAACATACCTTTTAAAAACTAATGGGCGAAGAATTTTATTCTATAATAAAGTTAATATCAGGAGAAGAAATATTTTCATTGGTGACAATAGATGAGAATGATGGAGATCCTGTAATAGTTCTTCAAAACCCAATTATTATGCAAATGTTCCAAAATGGTCATGGAGCACATATTAAAGTTAAACCATGGATTGAATTATCAGAAGATGATATCTTTTTAGTTACATCAGATAAAATCATTACTATGACTGAATCTAAAGATAACAAATTAATTGAGATTTATAATAATTTTATTTCAGAAGATAATAAAATGGAAATACATACACCAAATGGACTTGTACATCCATCTTCGAAGATGGGATATATATCAACTGTAAATGATGCTCGTAAATACCTTGAAGAAATTTATAATATAACTCAAGATAAAAAAGAAAGCTAATTAATCCCTTTCAACCCTAACAGAGTTATTCTACGTATAATTGAGCACTTTGTCAAGCCCGAAAAGTATGCTATAATTACTTATAAAGTAATCAAGGATATCAAATGTTATGCCTAAGAAAAAGACTGAGCATTATGTAAATAATAAAGAATTGTTGGAGGCGATGATTGTTTATAGAGGAAAAGTTTCTATAGCAAGAGGAAAATTTGTAAAAAAGTATGAGAAAGATCCTCCCAAGTCAGGACCATGGGAGGGTAAACCCCCCATTCCAAATTATCTTGGTGAATGTTTTTTAAAGATTGCTACTCATTTGTCGTATAAACCGAACTTTGTTAATTATATGTTTAGGGAAGATATGATATCTGATGGTATTGAAAATTGTGTACAATACATTCATAACTTCGATCCAGAGAAGTCAAGGAATCCTTTTGCATACTTTACCCAAATTATTCATTATGCCTTCTTGAGACGGATTCAGAAGGAGAAGAAGCAATTAGATATTAAGACAAAGATTATTGAAAGAACAGGATTTGATGAGGTTATGATGGTTGATGATACTGCTCTTGCAGGATCAAGTTCTGAATATAACTCAATTAAGGATAATGTTCAGTATAGAGGAAGTCGCTGATTATGCGGATTGCTGTCATAACAGACACTCATTACGGAGCACGTAAAGGTTCAAAGCATCTTCATGATTATTTTGAACTTTTTTATAAAAATGTATTTTTTCCATATCTTGAAGATAATGGAATAACTACGGTTATTCATATGGGAGATATATTTGATAGTCGTAAATCAATTGATTATCAAAGTCTTGAATGGGCGAAGAGAGTAGTATTTGAACCTCTTAAGAAGTTTAAGGTATATGCTATTACTGGTAATCATGATTGTTATTATAAAGATACAAATTATGTAAATTCACCAGAACTTTTATTAAAGGATTATACAAATATAAAAACTTATTCTAAGGCAATAGAAATAAAGATAGATAAATTAAAAATTCTTCTTTTGCCCTGGATTAACAGTGAGAATTATCAAGAGTCTTGTGAAGTAATTAAGAAATCCAAGGCAAAAATTGTCATGGGACATCTTGAGATTAATGGATTTAGGGCTACTCGTGGGCATATAATGGAAACGGGTATGGATGTTGGTGTATTTAATAAATTTGATAAAGTATTTTCTGGTCATTTTCATACTAGATCAACTGATGGAAAAATTCATTATTTGGGTAATCCTTATGAGATGTTTTGGAATGATGTGAATGATCCTAGAGGATTTCATATTTTTGATACGGAAACTTTTACACATACTCCAGTTAATAATCCATATAAATTATTTTATAACATATATTATGAGGATACCAATTATAAATTATTTAATACTACTGAATATGAGAATAAAATTGTTAAATTGATTGTTCGTAAAAAATCTAAACCGAAACAATTTGAAAAGTTTATTGATAAACTTTATTCTGCTGGTATTCAAGAATTGAAAATTATTGAAAATTTTAATATTCAAGAGAATGAGCAATTTGATATTGATGAGGAGGAAAGTACTATTTCAATTTTGAATCGTTATATTGATGAATCAGAATTTGAATTTGATAAGAATATTATTAAGGGTATTTTTCAAGATCTTTATAGGCAAGCTTGTGAGGTAGAATAATGTATCTTCTTAGTCTTAAAGGTAGTAGAGATGAGGGAGCATATGCAGTTCAGGATAATCATGGGCATAAAGTTTTATTTCTTTTTGAAGAAGAAGATGATGCGGTAAGATATGCTATGATGTTAGAAGATCAAGAAGACCAAGTAATGGACGTGGTTGAAGTTGATGATGAACTTGCTCTAAAGACTTGTAGGGTGCACGCTTACAAGTATGCTGTGATTACCCCTGATGACATTGTAATTCCTCCAAAGAATGATAAACTTCAAAAAAATTAAGTATAAAAACTTTTTAAGTACTGGTAATCAATTTACAGAGATTGATTTTCAAAGTTATAATACTAATTTGATAATTGGAACAAATGGTGCTGGCAAATCTACTATGTTGGATGCACTGACTTTTGTTTTGTTTAATAAACCATTTCGTAAAATTAATAAACCACAATTAATTAATACTACAAATGAAAGAGATTGTGTGGTTGAGATAGAATTTTCTATTAATAGTAGGGATTATCTTGTTAGGAGAGGAATTAAACCGAATATATTTGATATTGAATTGAATGGTAATCTCTTACATAAAGAAGCAGATGATCGTATCAATCAGAAATTA